CTCCTAAGCGGAAGGCAAAGAAATGACTGACTTCCCAACCATAGTTTACCGCACCCCTGGCCCTCACAAGAAGCCCCGTGGCAAGACCTATGCCTACAGAGGCGCTGCGGATAAGGCAGAATTTGACGCATTGATCGCTAAAGGCTGGTCTGCGTCCTATGAAGAAGCAATAGCTGAAAAGCGTGCGGATGCGATTATAGAAAAGGCAGAAGCCTTTGAAGATGCCATTGACGAAGTGTCAGACGCAACCCGCGATGAGCTTGAGGCTAAGGCCAAAGAATTAAATGTATCGTTTAATGCGCGAACTTCTGATAAGAAGCTAGCTGAACGCATCGCGGAAAAACTGGAGGATTGATTGTGGGCTATACAAAGCGCCAGTTCGTAACGTCAGCCTTTGAAGAAATAGGCTTGGCAGATTACGTCTTTGACCTTCAGCCCGAACAGCTTGAAGCCGCTTTGCGCCGTTTAGATTCCATGATTGCTGAATGGAACGCTGCTGGCATCCGTCTTGGCTACGCAATGCCAAGCAGCCCACAAGACAGTGACCTTGATACAGAAACCAATGTGCCTGACAGCGCATGGGAGGCTATCATCACAAACCTAGCCATTCGGATTGCCCCAGGGTACGGCAAGGCCGTATCTCCTGACACCAAGGTATCGGCTAAGGGCGCTTACAATGTATTGCTCCAACGTGCAGCATTCCCGCTAGAACAACAGCTTCCTGATACAATGCCAATCGGTCAGGGCAACAAACCTTGGCGCTGGGATAACCCCTACGTCAATCGCCCTGCCGACCCTGTAGATGCTGGGCCTGATGGCCCCCTTGATTGGAGTTAAACCATGCCTACCATTAACCAGCTACCGACTGTAACTCAGGTCTCCGGTGGAGATCAGTTGCCGTTGTTCGTAACCAACCAAGGTGACGCTCGTCGTTGCTCTGTTACGACCCTTATAGAATACGTTCAGGTAAACTTCGGCGCTGTCACCTGTATGTCTGTGCAGACAACTCCTGTTCGCTTTGATCAGTTGCCTAATGCTGTTGGCAATGCTGGTGCGCGTGCGTTCATCACGAACTGCAACACGACAACATTCAACGCTGCCGCTGCTGGCGGTGGTTCAAGCCAAGTCCCAGTGTTCAGCAATGGCACTGCATGGTTCGTCGGCTAATGCCTAAGGACTCTCGATTGGAAAGGGCTGGTGTAAGCGGTTATAACAAACCCAAACGCACGCCCAACCATCCGAAGAAGTCCCACATTGTTGTTGCTAAAGTAGGCGACAAGATAAAGACCATTCGATTTGGAGAGCAAGGCGCTAAGACCGCTGGAGCACCAAAGAAGGGTGAGTCTGAGGCAATGAAGAAAAAGCGCGCATCGTTTAAGGCTAGGCATTCAAAGAATATAGCTAAGGGTAAAATGAGCGCGGCGTTTTGGGCCGACAAAGTTAAGTGGTAAAGGAATTAAACTATGGATGATATTAGAACATTTGCACCAGCTTACGGACAAGCTATTGCCGTAACCCCTGGCAACACCAGTGCTAACTCCGTTCTCGGTAAGAACGTAACATCGCTTTGCATCACCAGCCGAAATTCGGTTGAGTGCTTTGTACGCGTTGGTACGGGCGTTGGCCTAGCTGCAACGACTGCTGACTATCTGGTTCCGCCAAATGGGCAGGTAAGCATCAGCAAGTTTCTGGACTATGACCGGATCGCATACATTGCCCCTGCTGGCGGTGGTTCGCTCCACATCATGCCAGGTGAAGGCTTCTAATGTTCTTGCTAACGCGCCTTCGGAATCGCTTGCGTTATTACAACGCAGACGGTGGCCCCGTTCTTGGTGCGCTTCTTCTAGAGAATGGTGACTTCCTAACTCTTGAAGATGGCGGCTTTCTCCTGCTGGAATAACATATATCCATGACACAGATTCCAATCATTAATGGCATCTATACGGACAACGGGCCAGACTTTCGTACGTCTTATCCGGTGAACCTTGTGCCTGTGCCAAAGGCAACTGGAATCAATAATGGTTATCTGCGACCCGCTGAAGGCATTGTCGGCAACGGCACTGGCCCTGGCATCGATCGCGGCGGCATAAACTATAACGGCGTTTGCTACCGCGTCATGGGTTCTAAGTTCGTTTCAGTTGCCAGCAATGGCGCCGTGACGATTTTAGGCGATGTAGGCACTGATGGTGATTACGTCACGCTGGACTACAGCTTTGAATATATCGGCATTGCGTCGAACAACAATCTATTCCTCTGGGATATAAACACGCAAGTGCTGGCTCAGGTAACAGACCCAGACCTCGGCGTTGTTCTAGATACAGTATGGGTGGATGGTTACTGGATGACCACTGATGGCGAGTTTCTCGTTGTCACAGACCTAAGCAATCCGTTCGCAGTGAACCCGCTGAAATATGGTTCGTCGGAAGTTGACCCTGACCCTGTGGTTGCCTTGCTGAAGCTACGCAATGAAGTCTATGCACTGAACCGTCACACCATCGAAGTGTTCGACAACAGGGGCGGAGACCTATTCCCGTTCGCACGCATCGAAGGCGCACAGATTGAAAAGGGCGTTGTCGGCACGCACGCTTGCTGCATATTCCTTGAGAACGTAGCATTCCTTGGCAGCGGCTTTAATGAAGCCCCTGCGATTTATCTTGGCGCAAACGCAACTGCTAATAAAGTCAGCACGCAAGAGATTGATGAACTGCTAGCATCATTCACTGAAGCGCAGCTATCGACTGTAAAGCTAGAGGCACGCAACGATAGGTCGCACCAGCATCTATATATTCACCTTCCCGATCGCACGATTGTATTTGACGCAGCCGCATCGCAAGAACTGCAACAACCTGTTTGGTTTGAACTGACTAGCAGCCTTGTGGACTATGCCCCATATCGCGCTAGGAACTTCGTGTGGTGCTATGACAAGTGGTTGCTAGGCGACCCTACCAGCAACGCCATTGGGTATCTGGTTAGGGATATATCAACGCACTGGGGACAAAAGGTGCGCTGGGAATTTGGCACGACCATTCTGTACAATGATGGGATGGGCGCAATACTGCAGAACCTTGAACTAGTTTCGCTGACAGGCTCGGTTGCGTTTGGCTTAGACCCAACCATTAACACCAGTTACTCGATCGACGGGCAGAACTGGAGCCAACAGAAGTTCATTAAGGCGGGTAAGACCGGAGAGCGTGCGAAGCGGCTTGTATGGTTCCACCAAGGCTGGATGCGTAACTGGCGCGTTCAACGCTTCCAAGGCACATCAGACGCTCATATGTCTTTTGCTAGGCTAGAGGCGCAAATAGAGCCATTGGCCTACTGATGGCGGTAACTCCACGAAGATTAGGTCTGACACGCGATCAGTTTGCCTCGTTCCTTCAGGACTTCGAGCAGATTAAGCAATTTGAGAATCTGTTTGCGACCGTTGACACAATAGCGAACTCGACAACTGACGAGATTAGTATTGCTGCTGGTAATGCGAATGCTAGCGCGAATGAAGCGTTATCACAGATTGAGGCATTGCAAGAGCTGGTCGATTTACTGGATACCGCTCCTCGTGCTGAACTCGGCACAATGGCCCCGCTTCAACAGGATAACATTCCGTGGCTTCAGTTTAACACTCAGCCTAGCGGTTATCCAACTGGCCCTGCCGCAAACGGCACGGTTTATTGGGATGATGCTGACGCCATAAAGACGCTCAACATTGTCATGGAGGACAGCGGCGAAGTCATCCAGCACGTTGGCGAAGAAACCTATTACCGCGTTAAAGCGTCTGCACCCATTACAGAAGGCCAAGTGATAATGATCACAGGCACTGTAGGTGCATCTGGCGGCTTGCGTGGTGCCCCAGCTACAGGCCTAACCGCTTTCCAAAGTGAAAACATTCTGGGTATAGCAACTCAGAACATCGCAAATAACGGCTGGGGTTATGTAACGTGGTTTGGTGAAGTCAAGGGTATCAATACCACTGGCGGCGTTGAGGCATGGGTTTTAGGTGATATTCTATACTACAACCCTGCAGTTGCTGGTGGCCTGACCAAAATCGTTCCTGTTGCCCCTAACCCCAAGGTTATTGTGGCTGTTGTTGTTCATCCAGCAACAAACGGTATTTTATTCGTGCGTCCGACGTTCGGTTCTGCGTTTGGCTCAACAGATAGTAACGTTGAAATTACTGGCTTGGCGGATGCTGACATTATACAGTATAGCACTGCTGCCGCTCGTTGGGAAAATGTCCCTGCGACATCCGTTCAAGTCGTTTCATGGTTAGGGCTTTAAGATGGCGTTCCAACGCATAACTCCTACTAAACTAGCGCAAGCTGCTGTCACCACAGGCACGACAACTGTATACACGGTTCCTGCATCAACACGCACGATGGTTAAGCAAATCGACATCTGCAACACGACGGGCGCTGCATTAACGATTAACGTGCATCTTGTTCCGTCGGCTGGCTCTGCGACTGCGGCCAATGCGCTTTTCTTTGGCGCAAGCATCTCTGCCAATACGACATTGCAATGGTCTGGCGTGCAAGTCTTAAACGCTGCGGACACAATACAGGTGCAGGGATCAGGTCTTGGCCTAACAATCCATGCAAGTGGCGGTGAGGCAACCTAATGCCTATTAGCGTATTCCCTCCTGCTCCTTCTGGTGGCGCTGGCGTTACGACGTTTAACACTCGCGCTGGTGCGGTTACGCTAGCGAATACTGACGTTGATAACGCGTTAGGTTTTACTCCGTACAGCGCAGCCAACCCTTCCGGCTTTACCTCAAACGTGGGGACTGTTACTTCAGTCGGCGGTACTGGAACTGTTAGTGGCCTTACGCTTACAGGTAGCGTCGCCAGTGCTGGTTCGCTGACACTTGGAGGCGCTCTGTCGCTTACATCTGGAGACGTCACCACCGCGCTAGGATTTACGCCTTACAACGCGACGAACCCGTCTAATTTTATAAGCGCAAACCAATCCATAACCCTAAGCGGTGACGCAACAGGAACAGGCAGCACAGCGATTACCGTGACGCTGGCTAACGTAAACAGCAACACAGGCACGTTCAACAACCTAACTGTAAATGCCAAGGGCTTAGTGACTGCTGCATCTAACGTGGCTTATTTGACAGCGAACCAATCCATTACGCTTTCAGGTGATGTTACTGGCACAGGCACGACAGGCATCACCGCAACACTGGCCAACACAGCCGTAACGCCTGGAAGCTATACCAGCGCAAACATTACTGTAGATTCCAAGGGCAGAGTAACAGCAGCGGCAAACGGCTCTGGCGGCGGATCAGGCACTGTCACTAGCGTTGCGGCATTGACGCTTGGCACAACAGGCACTGACTTATCATCTACCGTTGCCAACAGCACAACAACGCCTGTCATTACGCTGAACGTCCCTACGGCATCTGCGGCTAACAGAGGCGCTTTGTCGGCAGCAGATTGGTCTACGTTTAATAGCAAGCAAGCGGCGCTTGTCAGTGCTACCAACATCAAGACGATTAATGGTTCGTCAATCCTTGGCAGCGGTGATTTGGTCGTAAGCGGGACTGTCACGGGTTTCTGGGCTGCAACTGTAGATAAGCTAACAGGAACGCAGGCGTCTAGTGTGTTGGCCCTTGCTAACGTCACGCAGCTTGTCGAACCAATGGTAGCTAATGGCGTTTACAGAGTTGATTGCTTTGTGACGTTTCGGAGCGCCGCTACAACCACAGGTCTTAACCTCGGCTTTACATCTCCAGCAGGAACAGTCTGTGAACTTGAGGTTGTTGTTCCTATCACTTCAACGGCGGCAGCAACTCAGTTGCGGACAACTTTTCCAAACTCGGCGGCGACGAATACTGGCAACGTATTGGGAACAGGCGTGACAACAATCAATAACAACCAGACAGCACGCATCTCTGGTATAGTTCATTGCGGTGCAACTCCAGGCGATTTTCAGGTACAGTTCGCGTCTGAAGTCAACGCATCAGCCATAACATTACAAATTGGCTCAACATTAGTTATGCAAAGGATAGCTTAATGGCTGTTTCAACAAGAGTTCTGATTCCAGCAAAGACTGCTGAAGACGTTCAAACAACGCAATACACTGCGACAAACGTCACGACTATCATCGACAAGTTCACGGCGACAAACTACAGCGCAGTTGCTGCGACGATTAGCGTCAACCTTGTGGCATTGTCTGGCAGCGCAGGAAATGACAACTTGATTGTCAAGACCAAGACGCTTCAGCCAGCAGAAACCTATACGTTCCCTGAGCTAGTCGGTCAGGTAATTAGTTCAGGTGGATTTATTTCAACTATTGCGGGAACAGCAGCAGCCATTAATATCCGCGCATCTGGTCGGGAGATAGCATAATGAAAAAGCCAATGATGATTATTGAGGGCTTTGCTGGTCTGCGTGAAAGCGAACCATTCATCACCACCGCTGAGAACAAGAAGAACACAGCGATGGTCATTAAGGATTGGATGCTTGGCCCTGAGAACCCCAGTAACGAGCGCGATGCAAACCCTGAATACTGGTCAGCACTAGCTAAGGCGTGGCAAGTAGATGAGGATGAAGCTCGTCGCCGTCGCTGCTCCAACTGCGAATATTTTGAAAATAGCACGCTGATGCAAGCAAAAATGGATAAGATACCTTGGAATGAATGGGATGTTGATGCTGGATTCCGTGGCTATTGCCATAAATTCAGTTTCATTTGTCATGACATGAGATCGTGCCAAGCATTTGAGGAACGAGAGTTTGAATTTGAAGATTGATTGTGATATGGTTTTGCTACAGAGCTTTTAAGAGCAGCCTGTGGCTCAATAGTAGAAAGCTTACTATGCTTAAAAGCGGAACGCCTGAATACTGGTTACGTCGGAACTTTGTGGAAGCATTGGCTTTGCCCGAAGATGCCGTTGAGTGGCTCATTGACCTATGGCAAGTTGTTCAGCTTTTTGATGACATTGTTGATGGCGACAAGATCGATCGCGACGATGCTGACATGGCTATCTGGGCCGCATTGGTAGGATTGCCAGCTAATCCGTTCTATCAAGCTCACATGACTGTATTGCTTCCCCTTGTAAGCACTGCGATTCTAAAGTGGAAGGCGTCTGACACTGTTGAGCTAGCTGGTGATGCGTGCGCTACTAGCTTTGTTTGGCGTGCTGGGTATTATGATATTATCCTTGCTACTGTGCAGTTGGTTCACGGCACACAAGCAGCAATGGAAATAGGTCATGTTGTGTTAAAGCTTTATGGCGAAAGCCTTGAGGAATATATGAAGGAAATGTCTGATGCCTGATCCAGTAACGGCTCTTGTTGTAGGTGGCACTTCGATAGCTAGTAGTGCTGTTGGCTCTAAAGCGGCAAAGAGCGCTGGGCAGCTACAGTATGATGCTAGCCAAGCTGGTGTCGCTGAAACAAGGGCTGCTCGTGAAGAAATGCGTGGGTTATTGCAGCCGTATGTAGAGGCTGGCGGCCCTGCACTACAGGCGCAGATGGCAGCATTAGGTCTTGCTGGCCCAGAAGCACAGCAAGAATATGTAGCTCAACAAGAGCAAAGCCCAGCGTTTCAAGCTTTAGCGCGGCAGCAAGAGGAAGCTCTTTTGCAGAACGCATCGGCAACTGGTGGGCTTCGTGGCGGAAATATTCAGGGCGCACTAGCCCAGTTCCGTCCTCAATTGTTGAATCAGTTCCTTGAGCAACAGTATGGTCGTTTGGGTGGATTGACATCTCTTGGACAGCAATCGGCTGCTGGCGTTGGAACTGCTGGGATGCAATCGGCTGGTGCTATTTCTGGTCTGTTAGCGCAGGGTGGCGCAGCACAGGCTGGTGCAAAATTAGGCGCTGCTAACGCTTGGCAGCAATCACTATCGCTACCAGCACAGTTCGCTGGTATGGCAATCGGTAGGGGGTTTTGAGGTAACTTATGGTACAGCCTTATGATTATACACTTAAAACGCCATCGCCTGGAGAAACGTTTTTTAAAGCCGTCCAATTAGGCCAGCAGCAGCAGCAAGTTGAAGCCCAGCTCTTACAGGCGCAGGCGCAGCGTGAAAAGGTGCAGGCAGAAATTGATAAGGCTGCTAAGAAGGTTAATATCTTTAAAACGCTTCTTGGCCCAGGGGCAACCATTCAGCAACGTAACTTAGCTATGCAAGAGCTACCTGACGATGTGTCTGCCATTCAAACATACTATAAGGGACTAGATGAAGGTCGGAAAAACTTCTTTTTAGAAACCGCCAGAGACGTGTATTATGGATTATCTCCAGATGCAAACGGCACAGTGAATGTCCAAGGCGCTGTTGCAAAGCTTAATACCCGCGCTGATGCCGCTAAGGAAAGTGGTGATACAGTTTTAGAAAAACAGTTGCGCGACCTAGCTACAATGGTTGGTAACCCTAATGCCGACCCACGCTTGGCTCAAGGTATTATTGACCTTCAGGTTCGCGCTGCTGACCCTGAAGCAGCCAATAAGATGACTGGCTTTGGTGATGCCGCTGCCGCAATGCGTGGTGCTGGAATTGATCCATACAGTGCCAAGGGACGCGAACTGCTTGGTAATATTGCTTATAAGGCAGGACAAATTCTTTTAACTGGTGCAAAAACTCCAGATGGCGAGTTATATACTGGCACGCTTCAAGATTATTTATCACGCTACGGCACACCTCAGGAAGGTGGCGGTCAGCCTGCACCTTCAGGTAAGCCTCGTGTGTTCAGTAATGTCACTTCCATCCCTGCTGACTTAAAGGTTGGTGATATTGTAAACGGTCAAGAATATGTAGGTGGGCCAGTAACTGGAAGCCCAGATAGCTGGAGAAAGCCAAAAGGAGGTCAGACGGAAAAGCCGTCTGGTAACTTTCGCTGATGGTAAAGCGGTGATTGGTGAATTATTTCCTAATGCAAGGATAACATCTGGCTATCGTGGGCCGAATGATCCGTTATCTCAAAAGAATCCAAGGTCATATCATGCTCGTACGAAAGGAGCAGTTGATATTGCTCCAATACCTGGTGTGACATTTAAGGAATATATTTCTAGCATTAAAAATGCTGGTTATAAAATTATTGAGGCACGTGATGAGGTGAAAAACCCATCAAGATTTGCTACTGGCCCTCACTGGCACGTTGTGATTGGAAATTAATATGGCGCAAACTAATCCTTGGGAACTTCCTGTTGCTTCTTCGCAAGGCACACCTGGTGCGCCTAGAGGGGTGGTTATACCCAAGTCACGAGCGGAAATAGCTGAGGAAGAACGTCAGGCAGAGGAGCTTGACATTAAAAAACGCGGAGAAGTGCGCGAAGAAAAGAAATTCGAACGTCAGATGCAAGATTTGACGGAAGGTCAATCTAAAGCGGTTGATTTTTATCAACGCGGACGCAGCTCTCAGATTGAGCTTGAGCGGTTAAACTTAAATCCTGATGACCTTATTGCACTTGCCACTCAAGAAGTTTTGCCCTCTAATTTAGCTAATAGATTTTCTGATACTGATCGTCGCCTATATCGTGCGGCAGCAAAGAATTTTGCAATGGCTACACTGCGCCGTGAAAGTGGCGCACAAATTGCGCCTGACGAAATTGCAAACCAAATATCAATATTCTTTCCAGGTGCAGGCGCTGACGAAAGAGAAAAACAAGTTCTTAAAAGGCAGCGGGATTTAACTATCCTTGGCCTTGGTAGCGCAGCTGGGCCTTATGGTCTTGAGCAGGCTAATAAGAATTTGCAGAGCCTTGGGTTCATTGATGAGCAGGGCAATCCAATCATCCCACCTGCAGCGGGTGCAGCCGAGACTCCTGTAGCTGGTTTAGCTGCGGCGCGTCCTGGTGAACGTGTTGTTGCGGAACAAGACCTTAAAAATGCAAGGGAATTGCAGGCAGCATGGCAGGCCAATAAATCTATTGAAGAACTAAACGCCATTTCAATGAGAAATGTTGGTTCAGCACTAACGCCTGAAACAATTAAGGCGCTTCAAGAAGATACCGATCGTAAACTGCAGTTCGTTCCATATCTCGCTCCAATGGAAGATGTCACAAAAGACATGGGCCTCTTTGAAGGCGCTGTTGAGACTGTAACTGGTTCAGAACGCAGCACGCCTGAGATTGAGGCTGCTCCTGACTGGACAACGATGCCTGAGTTAAACGAGCTTTCTCTTGCTAGTGCGGGAACGGCTCTTGGTACAATGTTCACAAGCCCAGAAGAATCCGTTAAGATTATTCAATCCAACTATCCTGGCGTTGAAGTGCGTCAGGATGCCAAGGGTAACTACATCCTTCGATCGCAAAATGGTAAAGAGTACGGAATTAAGCCAGGCTTTCGCTTTAGCGATGTTCCTCGTGCTGCTGGTGGTATTTTTGCGTTCACGCCTGCTGGAGCCGCTAGGACGGTTGCAGGCGCTGCAGGTGGCGCTGCATTAACGCAAGCTGGTATTGAGGCAACGCAAGCTGCTACTGGCGGCACATTTGACCCTGCCGAAATTGCTCTTGCTGGTGCTGGTGGTGCTGGTGGTCAACTTATTTCTGAAGCTATTCCTGCCGTTGTTTCTGCTGTTCGCAATTTGCGTAGAGGCCCAGCCGGAGCGTTACCAGAAGCTATACCTGTTCCATCGGCTCCAGAATTGCCATCTGGAATGGGAATGCCTTCTCCTGCGGCAATAGTCCCTGAAGCCCCTATCATGCCTACACAAGCTGCACCAATGGCAGCCCCAGTAGCTGGAGTTGCAGAAGAAGTTGTTACGGGAGCCGCTGCGCCATCTCGCTTTATTCCTACAGAAGAACTTGATAACCTTATTTCCACAGCAACCAAAAAAGGTGCTCAGGGTAAAGCGGCACAGCAAAAAATCATTGAGTTAGCCGAAATCAATCCTGAAGCTAAAGCTGCTGCTGAAAGCTTAGGCTTTGAGCTTCCGATCGATGTGTATGCTGACAATCCCCAGATCAGGGCCGCACTTGGGTTAGAGCGTTCGCAATTTGGAACCCCTGCACAGGGTGAATGGGACGTTACCCTTCGCAACGCTATTGATAACGCGGATAATATTTCGCAGCAGTTTGATGCTTTGTTTATTGAGGGAGTTCCAGCAACTGGAGCGGTTTCTCAAAAAATAAAAACTGGCCTTGAGCAATCTAAAAATGCTTTGAAGAGCCAAGCTTCAGCGTTGTATAAAAAGGTTGATGAAGGCGTTTCTGCAAACGTCCCTGTTAATCTCGATAATTTGTTTACAACCTTGCAAGATGTTGTGGCAGAAGTTGGCGAAGGTGGTTTGAATCAGCAGGAAAAAAAGCTGCTTGACCTTTTCCAAACTGGCGAAGCTGGTGCAGGCGACATTACTTATGGTCGATTGATACGGGAAAAGAACCTAATTAGAAGAGCCAAAGAAGGCAAAGAAAGCCCCTATGGTTCGCTGGATGAGGCTTCATTGACGCGTCTTGAGGGCGCTCTTGCAAAGGATCAGTTGGACAATGTTGAGCGCATTGCAGGCGAAGAAACGCGCCGCAACCTGCGTGCTGCAAACTTATTGTATGCAAAGCAATCAGCTTTGGGTAAACGTATGGTTTCGGCTTTTGGGCGTGACCTTGAGGGCGATTTAAATTCATTGCTTCTTGGTGCGATCAGCGAATCCAAAGCAGGTGGCGCACGCAAATTCAATAAACTGATAGCAACGGTTCCTGAGGAGTATCGCAAGGAAGCTTTAGCAACCGCTATTGCATCAGCAACACGCTCTAAGGCATCGCAAGGATTTGGCTTTGCCGAGTTCCGTGATTTTTACCCTGGCTTACGCGCTAACCCTGAAGTCTTTGGCAAGATTGCTAAAGAGATGGGGCCTGACTGGGTGAAGGCCATGAATTCATTGCTGACCGTTTCCAAAAGAATGACTGAAGCTAGATCGGTTTCAGGCTTGAGAACTGGGGCAACGACACAAGCCGAGTTGCGTAAGTCACTTGCGGCGCAAGGAAAGCTGCAAAACTTCCTCAATTCAAGTATGGCAAAACGCGCTGTTGCGTTTACTGCTTCAAAAATTCCTGGCGTGGATTTGTTACTTCCAGACATCATTGAATCTATGAGCAAGCTTGGAAAAAATAAATTAGATGCCGCGCAGCAGCTCTTTAAAGACCCAGCATTTTTGGATGCCTTGGAGCAAAGCGCATCACAAGGCGCTCCATCTAAAGCTGCTGTAAATAAATTATCGATGAACCAACGCTTCCGTTCATACGCAAAAGCATTTGGAATCAGCGATGATCCAAAGGTTTGGTTAAATTCTACATTAAGCGCAGCAGCTCCTCAAATGGATGGGCAGCAACAGCCTGAATCACCATCGGGTGCGCCAACTGTAGTAATGCCACAATGACCTTTCACAGAAACATAATTTCGGCTATAAGCCCAAAGACGCAAGGGATTAAGTTCTAATGGCACTTACTCAAGTTACTGGCCCTTACCCAATATTCACTGATCTAGACGGTACGCCTCTAGATGACGGATACCTGTATATCGGTGCTATCAACGATGACCCTGAACAGAATCCGATTCAGGTATTTTGGGATAGCAACTTAACCATTCCTGCATCGCAGCCTATCCGCACAAGCAATGGCTACGCTTATCGTAACGGCACACCAGCACTGCTTTACACTGGTGGCGAGTTCTCCATTACCATCCGCAACAAGCGTAATGAGTTCGTTCTCTACAGTCCTGTAGGCTATGGCTTCGATCCTGCCGCTGTATCTGCGTCTGTTGTTAAGAACGACTTTACTGGCAACGGCGTTCAAGTGGCCTTCGTTCTATCGGCATCGCCTAGCACTATCCTAGCAACCAACATCTTTATCAATGGCGTGTATCAGGAAAAGGATAGCTACACCCTATCTGGTAACACCATTACGTTCTCAATCGCTCCACCGCTGAGTTCCAGCATTGAAGTGATGACGAACGAAACGGGCGTAATCAACACTGGTAACGCAACGGCAATAAGTTACACCGCTAGCTTCGCTGGAGCTACCGCACAGACCGTTCAAACGAAACTGGAGCAATATGTTTCAGTCAAGGACTTCGGGGCTGTTGTCGATGGCGTAACTGATGATAGCGCGGCCATCAACGCAGCTATAAGTTCCATAACTGCTTTAGGTGGAAATGTTGTTTTACTTCCTGCAGGCACATACGCAGTTGGAACGCCTATTTTGCTGAAGTCTAACGTCACCCTTCAAGGCGAGGGCTTTGACGCTACCATCATTAAGCAGATTGGTACAATCGCAGCATGGGACGCTATTACGACTTCAACAGGCGTTATTTCGACTTTGGTCGCTAACGAATATGAAAATATCCATGTCAAAGGTCTGAAACTGGAAGGGCTTTACAGCACTCCAATCCCTGACGGATCGGCTAACTACGCTGTAAACGGTATCTCCATTGCCAACACCATTCGGTCATCTGTAGCTGACTGTTATGTGCAGGACACTGGCACAGGCATCATTATCTACGGCACTGTAACTGGTGCTGAAGTGTACGACAACATGATTTCTGGCTGCACCGTCACAAACGCTCGTTCATGGAACGCGGCAGGCAACGCTGGCACGCCGCGTGGCATCACGATGGCGACCAACTATTCCAACGTCGAAAACTGCGTTTCAGACGATAACCACACTGGATATTTTGTCGGCACTGACTACGGCACATATATCAACTGTCGCACTACGCGCTGGACTGACGATGGCTTTTACGTCAACGCCAACTTTTGCAGCTTCACTGATTGCTGGGCGATTGGCAACACAACGCTTGGCACTGCATCAGGAAGCGGATTTGCTGTTAATCCTAGCTACGGACACACGTTTACATCTTGCGTAGCTTTGCGCTGCCCCAACGCTGGTATGCGGTTCCGCCACGCAGGCGCAACTGCACCTTCTAGCAACCGCGTGATCGGCTGCTATTTCAGCGACTGCGGTTATGGCTTCCTAGATGACATGACGGGCGCTGATGCGTACCCCAACGCTGTTTCGTCGTTCAACGTATTTATCGGCAACCAAGCGGATAATTGCCAGCAATCTGGTTTCAAGTTTATTCGTCAACAAGCAGGCGTGATAAGCGGAAACACCGCATGGGATAACAACCAAGATGGTGTGATACTTCAAACACGCGGCGGCATTAGCCTAGATGAGTATTGCCTCGACAACGCTATCTCCGACAATATCTGTGCGGATACGCAGGGCGTCCCAACGCAGACATTTGGTTTGTATAGCTACCCCGCTGCTACGTCTGGAGCGTCAGTTGAAAACACAGGAAACCGCATCAGCCATAAGTCAATTAGCGGCGTCGATCTGTTCTACACACCTACGTTGAGCAACACTGCCTCTGCAACTATTTTGAGCGGAACTCGCAGCATTTCTGGGACGGTGACATTTGCGCTCCCGTTCCAGACTGCACCTGTTGTTGTAGCGAGTGTGCAAAATGCAAACGCGCTTGCAGATGCGGAACGACCAATTACCGTTAATGTTTACTCAGTAACAGCTACTGGTTTTACATATATAGTAGATGCGTTAGCGAATGTTGCAGCTAACCGAAGCATTACAGTTGGTTGGACAGCTAACAGCATTTAAATAAAGGATTGAGCCGTGGCAGATAAAAAGATTTCAGCTTTAACCGGAGCATCTACCCCATTAGCGGGAACAGAAGTTCTGCCAATTGTACAAAGTGGTAGCACTGTTAAAGTATCGGTTGATAACTTGACGGCTGGCAGAGATATGTCCGCTGGTAATGTAACAACAACAAAAAATATAATTTTTGGTGCGAGTTACGCGGGTGGAAGTTTTGCTACCGATTATCTTGATGGTCGGTATCTTACTAGCCGTATTTTTAATGTGCCTTCTGGAAGTTCATTTGTATTTGCGTATGCTGGCGGCGACGGCGTAACATTTAGCAGCGCTGGAGACATTACACCAAATATCGGTAATTTTAAGCCTATCGCTGGAAAAGGCATCGACTTCAGCGCGAACACGCACGCAGCAGGCATGACCAGCGAATTGCTGAATGACTATGAGGAAGGCACTTGGACAGGCGGCATTTCCTTTGGCGGTGGCTCTACAGGCATTACATACGCTAACCGCGTAGGATACTACACCCGCATCGGTAACATCGTGACAGTTAGCTGCTACCTTGTGTTGAGCAATAAAGGCTCCTCAACAGGCACAGCGCGGATCACTGGACTGCCGTTTACTTGCGTAAACAACGCATCTGGCTATTCGGCGCTTTCAGTGCTTCCATTAAACGTGACGTTCACAGGCCAACTCAGCGGCTATGCAAATGTTAACGACACAACTATTGACCTAGTGCCTTCTACGGGCGTTAATTTGACTGACGTAGGGTTTGCAAACAACAGCACGTTTATCATTAGTTTGACGTACCGCGCAGCTTAATCGGAGATTACAATGTCGCTTACTAAAGCCACTTATTCTATGATCGACGGTGCGCCGGTCAACATTAAAGACTTTGGCGCGGCGTGCGACGGCGTTACGAATGACACTGCGGCTGTTCAGGCTGCGGTTAATTTCTGCGCCGCTAACAACTGGCCCACGCTCATTATCCCTGGCAGAACCTACATCACCGCGTCGATAAACATTGATCGTGAAGTAGACACTACCACAGATGAGTTTTTCATTGTCGGCATCGGCAACAAAGGTGGGTTTTACACCGATCAATCAATCAGCATTTTCAGCAGCACATACGCAATCACTACCGCGCCGCTGTCAGAATTTATCACATTCCAAAACATAAGGTTTGCGGCTGATGCAGTTGCTACCGACGCATACTGCATAGACGGTAACAAGTTTTTGCGTATGCGTTTTTCCAACTGTTATTTTTTCCGCATCAACTGCGCGTATACCAACAACTACATCCAGCAGTATTGCTTTGACAACTGCAACATCCGGCAGACAAAAGGCTGGTTTTTGGAGTCGGTTGTCGGCGGCGCGTTCCCTATTGCAGGCTCAATCTATAACGTAGATTGGACGGATAACGTCTTTGAAAAGGGAAGCCGTGGCGTAGCTGAAACTGGATTTATCAAAGCAGAATATCAAATCGCTGGCTCCAATTTTGTCGGCGGCATTTTCCAAGGTTCTTATGGCCCATTCTATGATTCCGCTAGAACTGTTGGTGTCAACATCAGCGGCATATATTTTGAACTGAACACCGATCAAGAAATTAAGTTAGGCATCTGTGACTCAGCGTCCATCACAGGCTGCTTGTTTGATAACCCTGTTGCTGGCGGCGACAAATACTGCGTTAATGCTGGCGGCGTTGTAAACCTGTTTTCGGGCGGCAACTACGCAACAAACAAGTTGTATTTCAACCCACCCACTACGATGGGAACGTCAAACAGCGGTCTTGTTTCTGTCGGTGATTTTGCAGCTAATAGCTTAATTTCAACGCTGCCTGGAGATGGCGGCACAACAGGTTCGTTCACCGCAACGCTTTCAGGTTTTACAACAACTGTGCAACCTTTGGTTAAATATCAAAAAACAGGTCGCCTGATTACGCTTTCGTGGGATGATACTTACGCTACGAGTAACGCTGGAACAATGGCAATGACAGGCATCCCTGCTGCGCTTTTGCCAACGGGCCAAAATGTTTGGGTTGCTACACCTGTTCAAGATAACACCGTTTTGCTTGGCATGACTAAAGCTAAAGTCGCCGTAGACGGCATAACGTTTTACAAGACTTTTGATGCGACTGGCCCAGCGTTTACATCATCTGGCACAAAAGGAATTACCGCCTTTACGGTCACATATAGAATTTAACCTAATGTCCAGCGGGATAGCTGGTCTGGAAACAGGAGAAAGAAAATGGCTTTAGAGAAAAACGTAGTGGTCGATAAGATCGAAGTCCTTGAAAGCGGCGCGGTGCAAGTGCGCGTCAAGACCGCTATCCTTGAAGATGACGAACAGATCAGCGGTACTTTCAGCCGCCACGTTGTTGCCCCAGGCGATGACTATAGCGCCGAAGATGCACGCGTGCAGGCTGTTTGCGCCGCGACGCACACTGCCGAAGTGGTAGCTGCGTATGCCGCAGAGCAAGCCAAGAACGCGCCAGCAATCGAAGCGTAAACATACCGCTGACTGCAACGAGTGATTAGGTGATTACTGTGAACCAAGAG